TGATATGAAAGTTAATATGCGTAAGAAGTGGTACGAAAGTGATAACGCAACATTACAAATAGGACTAATGAAGCTGATGAGTGATGATGACGAAGCGCACAGATTGAATGGTACAAAGCGAGAAATAAAGCACGATACAAAACAAAAGAGTTTTAAGGTAGAAGTGATTGACCACAATACAAGTAAATAAAGTATATAACCATCTAACCAACTCTAACAGGAAGATAACATTAGAAGTTGGTGGAACAAGAAGCGGTAAGACATACAATGTCCTCCTGTGGATTATTCTACACTATTGTCAACACAACGAGAACAAAACAATTACTATATGTCGTAAGACGTTTCCTGCTGTACGTGCTACTGTGATGCGAGACTTCCTAGAGATACTCAAGCGTATGGACTTATACGATGAGCAGCACCACAATAAGAGTAACCACGAATACAAGCTAGACAGCAACCTTATAGAGTTTATTAGCCTAGACCAACCACAAAAGGTTAGAGGGCGCAAGAGGGATTTACTATTTGCCAATGAGATGAATGAACTGACGTTTGAAGACTGGCAGCAATTAGTATTTAGAACAACAGACAAGATAGTAGGAGACCTTAACCCATCAGACGAGTACCATTGGATATGGGAGAAGCTAGAGCAAAGAGAAGATGTAGAAATATACAACACTACTTACCTAGACAATCCATTCCTAGACGATAGCATAAGGAGCGAGATAGAACTACTAAAAGACACAGATGAGAACTATTGGAGAATATATGGACTTGGGCAAAGAGCGATTAGCAAAGCAACTATATTCAAATACACAGAGATTGATAGCATACCTGACGATGCACAGCTTGTGGCTTATGGGATGGACTTTGGATTTAACGACCCTACTACACTTGTTGCGACATACAAGAAAGACCACAACCTATACTTTAAAGAACTTCTATACAGGTCAAAGATGACAACAGAGGACATACACCAATACTTAAAAGGAGTAGAGGTATTAGGTATGACTTATGCAGATAGCGCAAGACCTGAAATAATAGAACAGTTACGTAGATACGGACACAAGGTAATGAAGTCTTATAAGGGTGCTAATTCTGTACTAGCAGGGATAGACCTACTTAAAAGGTATAAACTCCACGTAACAAAGGATAGCGAGAATATGATAAAAGAGTTTAGAAGCTATAAGTGGAAAGAAGATAGAGCAGGTAGGATAACAAATATTCCACACGATGATTTTAATCACACGCTTGATGCTGCCAGATATTCTTGCTACTCTATATTAAGTAAACCTAACTTTGGTAAGTATTATATACATTAGTTTTATAAACATTTGGTTAATTAAAATATAGTTTATATATTAGCATCATAATTAAAAACAAACAGATATGAATTTTCAAGAAGTTAAAATTGGTCAGTATTTTTACAAAAGTAATGGAGCACCAATGAAAAAAGTAAGTGAAACACAAGCAATTCAACAATCTCCAGATTTGGTTGGTGTGGATTTTCAAGAAGTACGATATCACACAAAACCTACAAATATGCATCCAAATGAACATATTTATGGTGTACAAAATACTTCAAACTATTAAAACAAACAAAATGAAACGTAAGATAGAAAACTTTATATTCGACACAATTATATACGTAGCTGCTTTTGGACTAGTATGTACGTTTTGCCAACTATGCGCTCACGCTGATAAATGGATGGGGTTATGAGTTTAGATATATTATTTAACAATCCATTAGAACAATTAGATGAACTAGCTTTAGAGGCAAAGAAACTAACAAAGAAAATAGATATGGAGATTATAGAAACAGAAGGCAGATACTTCAGGAATAACGGAGAAACTATACAACAAGTTTATTGGAATGAAACCTTTGAGGAGTGGACACCTGTATTATGGGAGCAACAAATGGAGATATGAGAAATATAAACAAGATATTATTAGAGGCTTTAGATTTTAAAATTGGATATTTAGAAGATTGTTTTAAATACCCTGAAACACTTGAAGATGAACTTGGCTTTAACTCTTTATATGATAAAATAGAGTATTGGAGATACAAGCATTTACAGTATAGTGAGGCAAGAGAACATATACAAAAATTACTATATGAAAATACATAAACTTTACACAGGAGTTATAATAACCCACATAGACACAGGGGATGGCATCAGCGTAAAAGCTAGACACCCTAAAGACAAGGACTATATAGTGTGGGAATTACTACACAGAACACAACAATTTTATAGAGGGCTTTTATAGCCCTTTTTTTTATTCCTAAAAACTTCGTATATATACGTTATATTTATATGAAGTATGAATTAAACGTACCTACAAGCCTAAATGAGATTACTCTTGGTCAATACCAACAGTATCTAAAACTACCTGAAGGCTTAACTGAAAACCAAGTAGCACTTAAAATGGTGGGTATCTTCTGCCAAGTGCCTGACACAGTTGTAAGAAACATAAAAGCTGCTGACATACAAACAATAGTAGCAACCCTTACAAAGATGTTTGAGGACACTCCTGCACTAACAAGAGAGTTTAAACTAAACGGCAAACGATACGGCTTTATACCTAACCTGGACAATATGTCTTTTGGGGAATACATAGACATAGATACATACTTGGGGGATTGGGATAACATTGAGAAAGCTATGGCAGTCCTTTATAGACCTGTACAAGGCAGTTATGACAAATTATATAACATAGAGCCATACGAGGCTAAAGATGCGCTAGAGTACAAGCATATGCCTTTAGGAGTTGTATTAGGTTCTATTATTTTTTTTTACAATTTAGGGAGCGAATTGTGTCAGGTTATGATGGACTATTCACTCAAGGAGGAAATGACTTATCAACAGAAGCAAACTTTGGAGCAAAGTGGGGTTGGTATCAATCAATATACGGATTGGCTCAAGGAGACGTTACAAGATTTGAAAATATCACTAAACTAAATATGCACCAGTGTTTATATGCATTAGAGTTTATGAAAGAGAAAAACGAATTAGAAGCAAAAAGAATTAAACGAAATGGCTAATATAGCAGCAAGAGGTTTTTACCTTGTACTAGATAAAATAAAAGACGAGTTACTAGCTAACAATAGTGTTAATACAGTAACGACAGGGGATTTATTTGACATTGATTTAAATAAACAAAATATGTTCCCACTTACGCACATCATTATTAACAACGTAGGTATGCAAGAGCAGGTGTTAAACTTTCAGCTATCTATACTAGCTATGGATATTGTAGACACATCAAAGACAAAGACAGCAGACGTACTTATAGGAAACGATAACGAGCAAGACATACTTAACACCCAACTATCAGTAATTAACAAACTACTAGGAGCATTAAGACAAGGCACTTTACACTTTGATATGTTTCAGCTTGTAGGAGACCCCACTTGTGAGCCTTTCTATGATAGGTTTGAAAATGAGTTAGCAGGGTGGAGTTGCGATATAACAATACAAATACCTAATGACCAAAACTTGTGCTAGACAATACAGAGGACATATTAGAGAAATTTGCCAAGAGGGTTATACAGCAATCTAGGACACGGCTTACAAAAGGTAAGATGAACGTAGATAAGAAACTGTACAACAGCCTTAAATACGATTTAAAAGTATATCCTACTGCATTTATGCTTCAATTCCTAATGGAAGATTATGGAGCGTTTGTAGATGAAGGAGTAAAGGGTACAAAGTCAAGTGCTAAAGCACCTAATAGTAAATTTAGATACAAAGAGAGTAGCAACCTAGTAGGGCTAGAAGCAGCAACAGGTGTGTTTGGTAAGTGGGCTAAAAAGAAAGGGTTTAGATTAAGAGACCCTAAGGGAAAGTTTGCTAAAGGCACATATAAGCGTATGGGCTTTATACTAGCACAATCCATAAAAAAGAAAGGTATTAAAGCGACACATTTTTTTAGTAAGAGTTTTGAGCAGACATACGACAAACTACCTAAAGAATTAATAGAAGCATATAAATTAGATTTAGAAGAATTTTTAACATCAACAACAAGTGGCAACTAAAATAAACGTAAGAAGTCCGTATTATGTAAAAGCAAGTAATGCTAGTTTGGCATCAGCTACTTTAAGCCTGTATATATACACAGGTACATTTACAACAGACAAGGGAGCAGCTAAATACACAATAAGCAAAAATGAGGTAAGCACTAATAACTATGTTGTGTTTGAGATTGCAGAACTTGTAAGGGATTACCTAGATATAGAGTTTGATGGAGAGTACGACAGTCAAACCGTATGGGTTGAAGCTGATATAGAGATGTTTGATGCTATCAATGGCGGTGGTTCTAGTTTAGGTACAACAAGCACAGACTATATTGCTTTTGACGGTTACGGATATTTTGAAGATGCCATCAATCCTGAATTAAGTAGAACGTACCTACAAAGTAACAACACTATATTTAGGCTAGACGACCAAAATGTTAGAATACCTGTATTTACAGAAGATACAGATAGCGTTTCTTTTCTATACAAAGGAGAGGTAAAGCGAGTACAAAGCATAAGCAGTAGCACAAACACTAACGGACAAATAGATTATATCACAGTATCAGGTGCTGACAACACAGATAATTATAAAGAACGTGTATTAGCAGATGGTGGTGTACTTGAAGACAATAGCCTTTTAGATGCGTTTTTAGAGAGCGTAGACATAGGACTGGTAGACGAACTATATATAAACTCTGATAGTGGTACACAGGTCGTTAAAATAAGCACAGAGCCTTGTTCAAAGTATGAGCCTTACAAAGTTACGTTTATCAACAAGTTTGGTGCATTACAGGA